CCGCTGGACCGGGCCGGACCTTACCACGTACGAGCAATGTCACCTCGCGCTTCCGTATTCCTTTGCCTATGTCGAGGCTGAGCATACGCCGACCTTCGTTGCGGACGCCGGTCCAGCCATACCATTCGGCCCAACGGATAACGTCTCCACGAATTGGGCCGATGCTTTTGCCCTCCCATTCGAGGGGCTGGCCGTCCGAGACGAAATGCCATCCGACCGAGAACGGATGCGACGACCCGTGGTCGTACGAACGGTAGAGCCGCCAGCCTGGCGGAACGGCGTCGGCGGGAAAGTCGGGTATGATATGACAGCCGGGGTTCCACAAGTCGTCGAACATTCCACCGGCCACAATGTTCCAGTCACCCGAGGCCCAAGCCCGGCGCTCGCTGGGATTACGGGCCGCCGCCAAGACAAGGCCTTTGTAGTTCGGCGTCGCCGAGAGCAGCGCGACGTTCTCCTCAAGGATCGACTGCATGGCTATGCGGTCGGGAAGACGGAAGCCCGTCTCCGGGTCGATGTCGCCGGGAATGCGCCGGCCGCGTTGATGAGGCAAACGGAAACGGGACTTCACCCAGTTATGGCCAACGCCGTAAGGGTTGGTTGTCGCCCGCACCATCCGGGGAACTTTCGGGTTCGACGACCGGACGCACGAGAACATCAGCTTGTAGGCCTTGTCGTTCGCCCAGGTGGTCAGCTCTTCCCAGCCGACGAATGGATAGGCATGCCCGTGATAGTTCTCATAGTCGGCCTCTGTTCGCATATACGAGAAAAACAGCTGCTCGCCTTCGGGGAAGGTCCAGCACATCTCTTGTGCGTTGAATGACGCTTGCGGGAAGAAGGCTTTGAACCATTTCCTCGACTTGGCGACGACGTCCTTGAGCTGCTTGTAGGTCTTACGGAAGATGACGCCGCGCCAATCGGCTCCATGCCCACGGCCAACGTGCATCGCGAAAGCCATAAGCAAGGCGTCCGTTTTGCCGCCGCCGCGCTCACCTTCGATGAGGCACTCGAAGACCGGACAAAGAAGGAAATGGAGCTGCGAGCCTTGCGCCGCCCATAAGTCTGTAAAAATCGTATGGACGGCCGTATCCGTATGCGGATCGGGCCTATTGTTTTCGTCCATAGTTATTTCTTCTTCGGAGGTTCGCCCCTGCCTTTGGCCTGGTATTTTTCGACGGCCTTTGCCCATTCCTCAGGATCGACCGGATTGGACGGGATCAGCAGAACGCCGCCAGCGCCCTTATGTGCGACTTCATGGCGCTCGCGATACACGTCTGGACGACGTGCCTTGAGGAGAACCTCAATGAGGCGCTCGCTGTATTTGGTCATCGCCACCGGCACCATCTCCATGGTATCCGGATCGAGCTCGTAGGAACGCCTCCCCTGATAGAAGATCGGCTCCTTGTACCCGGTGGCCAGGTTGAACGCGACCTTCTCGAGGTAATCCGTCGCGACTTCGAGCGCGGCGTCCCATGCCACATGAAGCGGAAGCGGATCTTCGTTATCGTCGAGGGCGACGGTATTCGGCGCCAGTAAGGTGCCTTCCAGCGATTTCGCATACCAGGAAACCGCGAGCCACCGGCTTATGCCACAGCGCCTCGCCGACTCCGAGATATTCGCCGTCTGCGCCAGCTCGGTGACGAGCTTTACCAGCATTGCTGGAGTCCGCTTCTGCTGAGGGTTCATTTTCTTCATAAGCTTTCCTTTCTTCATGTCCAGTTTGCCGCGCTGGGAGCAAGCCCGTAACCCTTAGATCTTTCTACGCGGGCGTATGGGAAATGGGGATACGACGGAGTGCTGGAGACTGCTGGGACCAAGGCGCCAAGGGTCGAACTCATGCCAGAACGCAACGCTGGCAAAGACCGTCGCAATCCCGACAAGGGATCTTCCATACCGTCTCCGTACTTCCGTCCGGACAATAGCGGCGGCGCTTTACCGCCCCTATCGAACGGAATTTCCGCGCCGCTTTCACGAGAAAATCATGATCGCGACCCATACGGGCGTTACGGACTTTCACGGGTATGACTTCTTCCCCCGCTTCCAAAAGCCACACGAGCCGGTTTATTTCCCTATGAACTTGATGGGCGGTTACCGCGAGTGCGAATTTAGCAACTCCTCCTAGCTTTTCAACCCGGCGCATTTCCTGGGGCATTTCCTTACGGTTTATCATCTGAGTTCTCCTTTTCGCTTATTTGTCAAGGCCTTAAGCCCGTTTTATCCAAAACTTCGCTCGTATTTTGTGTGTACCCGGTAGCACGCAGTCACTGTTTTTTGCTTTAAAACCAATAAGCTTACCTCATTTATAGGACTGTACCCGGTACATGAAAAGTTTACCGAAACGTGTGTGTGCGTATGTGCGTGCGTGCATGCATTATTTTGTTGTTTTACCGGGTACAACGGGTACGATTTAGATAAATATATGTTTTTATTACATTTTTCATGACCCGGCTACGATACCCTGTGCCGGGTACAGTCCGGGTACAATGAGTACCTTCCGGGTACATTATGCTCCGATATCCTCCAGAAAGTCGCCACCCTCTCGCGCTCGCTGCCATATCTTCACACGCTCCGCCGGCGTAAGAGCGGCCATCATCTCATGCCTTCGCACCGACCAAAACCGTAAACGGGCGCTACGTTCCTTATCCAGCCAATGCCGCCCGAGCTCCTTCGCTTCCAGTTCGGTGCGCAGGAATTTCAGGACCGTATTCTTTATACGTGGGGCTCTCGTAAGGCGTTCTTGCAAACAGTCTTCAAGCTCCCGTGTCGTCACGAGGTCGCAATCAAAGGGCGTCTCGCCCTCCTCGAAGCGTTCCAGGAGGAACGCTTCGACGTCGCTTAGCCCGGCGCGGCGCATCCGCTCTTTCGCCGCGGTCTCAGGCGCCCGGCCTTTCGGATTGAAGTTCGAGAGGTCGCGTTGCGAGAGCCAGTGCTTCGCGTGCTCGGCGCCTTTTCCCGTTATGATACGGTCGAACAGGACGTCGTAATAAGTATTATCCCGGGGCTTGGCCTTCGACATGACCACCGCGAACCTCCTATCGTCGCGCTCCAAAGGTATTGGATCTTCATGGTTCGTGAAGACGAGGAAGTTCATATGGTTCTCGACGGTATAAGGAGTGCGGTGCTTTTCTTCCACGCGCACGTAGTCCTCGGTAATAAGGGGCTTCAGCTTGTTGGCCATCTGCTGCCGGCCTTGCGCCATGAGCTCCTGTATAACCACGAGTTCCCGGCCGAGCGCCCATTCGGTAAAGTTCGAATGCAGCTCTTCGTTCGTCGGGAACTCCACGTTAGTCCGGCCGAGTATCCGCCGCATCAGGCTGCCGAGGAAGCTCTTACCGATGCCCTGGCCGCCCTGGATAAGCAATGCGTAGCTCAGCTTGACGCCGCGGTTCCGGGTCAGATGCGCCATATAGTCGAGGACAAGATCCGCCTCGTCTCCACACATGTATTCCACATGCTCCTGAAGCCAGGACGCGTCGCCGGGTTCGGAGGCGCAGCCCGTATCTTTCCACAGGTTGTACTCCTCTCCGAGGAACTCCGGAGCGCCCGGCCTGAATTGGAGGGAAAGGAACTTGCGCATGATCGCGCGGCTGTTGAATACCGTATCGGAGAAGTGCGTCTTGCCTTCGGTCGTATAGTCGAAGGCGCTGTCCATGCTCGCCTTGTCGAGACGCCTGCCGTCGGACCTGCGTACGAACCACTTCGGTCCGGCGATCCATACCCAGTCATTATACACACCGGTAGAAGGCGCGGCCTCGGCGCTGGGGGGTTCTTCATCCTCTGGGAAGTCTGCTCCGGGCGCTGCAGCGCCCGGACGTTCCTTCGCATATGTGTCGGCATGCTCGACGACCTCCTCGAGTTCGTCGACGTCCCAGGGCGGTTCGCATCGGTCATTATAATGCTCGAGCATGAGTTCGAGCGTCGCCTCTTTCGACGCGCCAAGCTCACGGGCCATACAGGCCACGGCATAGGTCACGCCGTTGCCGCCTTCTCCCTGAACGGCTACCTTCGCATCGTCGCGAAGGTACTTCGCGACGCGCGCGAGGTTGTATTCCGTATCCAGTTCCGCGGCCGGCTCGTCGCGGAGTTCGTCCCGGTCACGCGGTTTCCCCGCCAAGTCAATGAGCCATCCCGGCGCGTCTGCCGGGGCTACGGCGTCAGCCCACTTATAGCGCCCGACGCCCGCGACTATAGAAGGCGGCGCCACTACATATCCGCCGTCGCCACGGACGTCCAGGCCTTCGCCGAGCTTCTCTATGGAATTAGCGACTTTGCCGTGGCGAGCCACGTCAACCCTGAAATAATAGTGCAGACCTCCGCTTGCGGTGGTCGCTGTCCTAGTCGGCGGGAGCTTTCCGTATTCAAGCTCGAGCGCCGCAAGGGACTCTGGACCTTTCTTACCCCCTTTAATATCGACGTCGAGGACTAGCCAGCCCGCGGCGTCTCCGTCGTGGGCGCCGGTGGCGATGCCAATGTTGTCGTCGGGGAAACGTTTCCAATGGGCGAGGACGAAATCCGGGTCTGCCGTCGCAAGCTGCTTCCAGCTCCCGCGATGCCCGTCCTTTGTGCCGGTCCGGAGGGGGAATACATGAAGTCCCCTCCGGGCCAGCGACATAGCGGCGAGGGCCATGCCAGATGCTTCGCTCATGCGGTAAAACTCCTAAGGTTTCATATCGATATATAAGCCGCGAGCAGTCATGACGCAAACCGTCGGTACCTAAATGCTTGAGGACAATGGCTTTATGCTTGGAACCCGGCGCGCTACATAATGATCGAACATTCACACAGGAGCCTTGCATCATGTCGATTGAAGAAAACCTCGTCCGTACGAACGAACTGCTCGAAAAGATCGCGCAGCATCTCAGCCACCTCGGTCGCCTTAGCGGCGCCCCCGAAACTGTAGCTTCGGGTACCGTCGAAGACAAGAAGCCCGAAGTCAAAGACAAGAAGCCCGCCGCCAAAACCACCAAGAAGGTCGAACCCAAGGTTTCCAAGGAAGACGTCCGCGCCGCTCTTCAGGAGCTTGTCGGCCTTCACGGACGGGATGCGGCCATCGACCTTCTTCGCGAGCACGCCGACGGCGCCGAAAGCTTGAGCCAGCTCGACGAGGCCTACTTCGGTCCGGTTCTCGCGGCCGCCAAGGAAGCCGTCGATGCGGCGCCGGCGACTGATCCTCTGGACGATATCTGAGGCGTCCCTTTGGACGGTATCTGAGGCGCCTTAGTGGCGGGAGGGTTCTTTGCACGGACAGCCCAAAGGACCCTCCCCTCAATTTTAGGGAGTACTTCAAATGATAGAAGCAATGATCGATATCGAGACCCTTGACGTAAAGCCATCATCGGTCGTTCTCTCCATCGGCGCCCAGTTCTTTACGCAGGAACTCGGGCCGGAAGGCTTCGCCTCTTTCTATACGGTGCTCGAACTTCAGGAGCAGCTCGAAGTCGGTCGCACCGTGTCGGCGTCGACGCTCGAATGGTGGATGCGCCAGGACCCGCGGTCACGGGATGCGGCGTTCCTTGCGACGAATTACGGCCCCGGGAAAGCTTCGGTCGTTACCGCCTTGTACGAACTCAGGGCGTATCTGTCGGGAGCCGATGTCATCTGGGCCAAGCCCCCTTCATTCGACTGCGTCATCCTGCAGTCTCTCGGAGAAGCCTTCGGCGTCGAAATGCTGGAAGGCTTCCGGGACTGGCGGGACGTACGGACTATATGCGCCGAAGCCGAACTCCCGAAGGACTGGCGCCCAGACTTCATGCCCGCCGGCGTTCCGCACGATCCCGTCTATGACGCCTGCTACCAGATCCATATGGTCTGCGAAGCCCGGCGCCGGCTTCGGTCAGTCTTCTAATGTTCTCTTTTGATAGAGACAAAGATGACAGGATCATGTACTTCAAGCGGGGTCTTCACTTCTACGCCTTTGGGTGGGAGTGGGATATCGGACTGTTCTATTTTCGGAGGTGGCGGTGACACGAAGTCTCGACGGACCGACTTGCAAGCACGGGCACAACGCCTTCATGCCAGAACCTTGTCCAAAATGCTGGGCAAAGGAGCGGCCCAACAAAAGCGTCAGCCTGCACGGCCTCGGCTTCATACAAGTCGAGCTTGCCGGACCGTATAGGCTTCACGTCTGGCATCCGGAGTTGCCACGGCGGTCGTGCTTTGAGCACTCGTCTGTGCACGACCACCGCTTCGGCTTCGAGAGTACGGTTCTCTGCGGCCAGCAGATAAATCATGTCTATGCCGTTCCGCCTTACCCGTGGTCTTATAGCGCCCCGGCGTACTGGGGCTACAAGCACGAAGGGGCAAGATTGCCTTCGGGCAACCGCCCCTGGATCCGGCAACCCAACGCCGTCTGTCTCGTCGAGGTCTACGAAGAAGTCGTCAACGCCGGCGAGACATACCTGATGCTCCCATATATCCAGCATCGCACCGAGCCCGGCGGAGACGGCGTCGTCGTGACGCTGA